ACTGGCTCAAATGTATCTGGGTCTAGTACTACACCGCTGCTCATCAATGGAATGTATGGGCAGTAGAATGCAGCAGCATCAGATTCTGAAGAACCTTTGTAACCAACAAGTACGTTGCTGTCGTCAGCTGCGTATGTGTTTACATAGATCTTCATAGCATTGTTCAATGTACCAACAAACTTAGTGTTTGTAGGTGCTTCAAACGAACCTTCAGTTGTACGTGCAAACGCTGAAGTAGTTGCTGATTGTAGAACAGTTAGTGCCTGTGGAGACACAACAGCCCAGTTACCAGCGCCACGACGTGTGCGTTGTGCAATAGTGTTTGCAACACGGTTGATTTGAACAGCTAATGCAGCGTGTTCGTCACCAACGAATGTAGCAGTACCACTAACACCTGCTTGGTTGTATGCTTCTTGGTTGCTTGACCCTGCAAGTGCAGTTAGTGAAGCTAGTACTTCTTGGTCGATTTCAGCAGTAATCTCTTGTGCCAAAGCAGCCATGATTTCAGCTTCAACGTCGATGCCATGTTGTGACTGTGCGTCTTGCGCAGCCTCAAATGTCCAACGTGCTGATAGCTTACGTGACTTAGCTTCAACAGTCTGTTTCAAGATCTGAATGCTTAGTTTGTTACCAGCAGCACCTTCTAGTGAAGCAGTTGTATCTGCTTTACCAGCACCAGCACCGGAGTACTGTTCAGCAATTTTGAATGGGCTTAGAGCTTCTTCGCCTGCTGTAGTTGTTTGTGCGCTGTCGGCAGTGTTAGTTACTGCATCTGCGTAACGAACACGTAGTGTGTGGATCTGACCCACTGGTCCTGTCATTGGCTGTACACCTACCAACTCGTTTGCAATAACGGTTGGCATTACACGTCTAATAACTGGTAAGATAACTCTGTTTAGAGTTGCAACATTACCGGCAGAAGTAGCACCTGCAGTAGCACTTTCAGACAAATACTTGCGAGTATTTTCTAGAGTTGCTTCCATAACAGATTTTTTATTACCTGTTAGTCCTTCAACTAGGGCACCTTTGGTCTCCTGCCAGCGACTTTCTAGTAGTTCTGACATTTTATTCTCCTTAAAATTATATTCCAGCTAGACGCTTAAATTCAACCAAGTTGTCTTTTGCGTCTGCTTGTCTACTAACGTTAGTTTGCGATTGTTCGCGATTGCCTGTAATTTCTTTGCCTTCTGTTAATTTCGCCTTTTTGGCTGGAGTGTTACCGTCAATAACTGCCGGTAGGTACTTGTCAAATGACTTACGTAAGTTAGCCGTTTGTACAGATTCCAGTAAATCCATCATAATTTCCTTCTGATCCTTACTTAAAGGAGACATAAGTTCATTAATCGTGTCTTTGCGAGTTGCTGCTTCAACTAAACGCTTCTTCTCAGTTGCCTGAGCTTCTGCAAGTTGTTTCGCTTTTGCTGCAAATGTTTTTGCTTCTGCTAATTGCTTGTCCTTAGTTTTAAGAACATTCAATAGTTTGGCTGTTTCTGACTTCTCATTTAAGTAAGAGCCAGCATATTCAGAAGCAAATGCTTCGAATAGTTTGCGACCGAAGTCGTTTCTACGTGCTTCTTCAATATCTTCTTTCAGTGCGCCAATTTCTCCCTTAAGAGCTTTGTCAACTGTTTCTGATACTGCTTTAGCACTTCTTTCGATAAAGTTAGTTTTAACTTTAGCGAAGTGTGTTTTAGCTTCACGTACTAAACGTACTTTTGTTTCAGCTAAGTCTTTTTTGTCTTCATGGAACTCTGCAATTTCTTTTGCAAGTGCTTCAACAACAAATTCTTCAAGTTTTCCGAAGTTTTGTGCCATTGCTTTTTGATCTTCATGTAGTTCACTAACTTCTTTAGTAAGTGACTCCATTACAAAACCTTTTAGTAGGTCTGCATTTTCACGCATTTTGACTACATACTTTGCACGGGCTTCTGCTAACTGCTTACGATCTTCAGCAAATTCAGCAATTTCTTCTGCTAAACGCTCAGAAACAAGTGTGTCAATGGCTTCAACCATTGTTGACTTGTCATGCTCATACTTTTGAGCAAACTCTTCGCGTAATTCAGCAGTAACTTGAGTACGATTTTCTTTGATCTTCGTGTCCCAAGCCTCTTGAATTTCGTTGCGCACTGATTCTGAAACTACATCATTTTCAAAAAGTGTTTTTAGTGCATCCAACATATTATTTTCTCCTCGTTATTGGAGTTTGCTGATTATATTAATCAGCGATTCCTTTAGATACTTTTGTGCCTTTGGGTCTTCTTTTGTTGCCTGTGCTAGTTCGTATGCCTTGTAGCCGCCACGTGCATTCATTAAATGCTCGTAGATTGGTGTTGGGTATGCGCCTGGAGCACTTGGTTGTGCAACAACGTCTACCGTAATAATTTCAAAGTCGGAAACTTCATTGCCGCCGTCCTCTGATACGTTACCAGAGCCCCTACTGGAAACACCTAATTTAACACCTGCTTGAATCATAGTGCTAACTAACTGTCCCATAGGGGTTGGTAGAATTTTTAACTTGCCATAACCGTTTGGTCCATCCATCCACATATCTGTGATCATATGGCTTACACGATCTAAGTTAATGTTAAGGCCTTC